TGTCATTGTACTTTTGATTGTTGATTGTTTGGTACAGTGCGTCCATCAATCTTGCTCTGAGAACTGGTGGCAGGTAGTGTAAGTTGATGCCCATGAACCCATTCTCTTTGAATCCAATCAAAAAGATCAGTGGGAATGTATCGTAGAATGGCAGAGTCTCTTTTGTCTTTGGATCATAGAAGAACATAAACATCTGACCGATGTTGCTTTCTTCAATCTGTGAGGTGACGTTCTGTCTATCATTCATCATACGGTTGCGGTTGACTGACTGAACGTCCTGTGCAGCTTGCCTAAACCATGTTCTGGCATCACGCTGGCGTACAGATGAGTCAATGCCCTCTGCCTTGCCCCTCTGTGATAGCTGCTGGAAGATGTATGCTGTCATTTACCGTAGATTTCTTTCTCTGTCATCAAAACAAACTTCCAACCCTTATCCCTGCAATACTCTTGCGCAGCTTCCCACTTTGCCTGATTCACACCCCAGGTGAAGACCTCGTTCACGTATCTCTTCGTGACTGTTGTCTGCTTCTTGGGTTCCATAGTCTGCGATGAGGGTTTGACTTCAATCATTAAGGTTTCAGGTTTGCCTTGCCTGTTCCTTGTATTTATCACAAAGTCAGGGAAATACCTGTGCACTCTACCATCAACAGGCGATCTGTATGGTATGACGTTTTCTTCTGACCTCCACCAGATCACATCCGGATGCATGTCGAAGTGCGACATCAGTCTCAGTTCCCAGCTGGAACGATAGACGATGTTGGTTGGATCACCTTTATATTTCTGGGGATTGCGTGGTTTGAAGAAGCCCTGTGTGTACTTTGCCATTTCCTAGTCTCATTATAAATAGAAGCAAACCTATTATTTAGAGGCATGAATGTCACTCAGAAGTCGTACTGAAGCCACCTTCAATTATTTGCGAGGTCCTCTTGCCAACACTGGTATTTCAAGAGGAACAGCAGCTGTTCAAACTGTTGCTGCTATAGCAGTGGCTGGTGGAGCTGTATTAGCTATAAGCGACGCAGCAGATCTCTATAATAATAGACAAGCACAGGCTGATCAATTTCAAAGCCAATTACAGTTCCCTCAGGACTTAATTCAATCAAATCGAAGCTTTTACATGAGCTTTAGTTTTATGAAGTATGAAAAAAGAAGCATACAAAACTCTCCTTTTTTGCGTTCGCAGGGAACAGTCAGACTTCCTTTACCTGAAGGTTTGAGAGATAATTTAAGCGTAGGTTATACCCCTGCAAGTTTGGGTCCTGCTGTTGGTGCTACTTTAGAATCCGCAGCTGCATTGCGAGAAGGTAGCATAGGACGGACTCAAGCGCTTGAAGGAGTAGCTGAAGGAATAGGTATTGGTGTTACCCAAAATTTAGTCAATCAAAATACAGGCGTGCAGACTGCATTCCAAGCAGTGCAAGCCTACCTAGGTATGGCGGTTAATCCGTACCAGACCATTTTGTTTGAAAAACCAGAATTTAAGACGCACAACTTTTCTTGGAAGATCATGCCCAAGACACCTGAGGAGTCTGAAATAGTAAGAAACATTTACAGAACATTTCAGTATCACGCTTCCCCAGGAATTTCAAGTGGGCCAGGTTTATTCTTTTCGTATCCTAGCATGTCAATTATTAGCTTGCATCCTTCCAGCGAATTCCTTTACAGATTCAAACCTTGTGTGATTAAAAGTGTTAGCGTCAATTACACTGGCGCAGGAGCGCCATCCTTTTTCAAAGGAACAAACGCCCCAACAGCTATGACGCTGAGTCTACAGCTACAAGAAATTGAGTACTGGACTGCAAACGACTATACACCAAATTCGTTTGTTGATACTGAAGCAAGTTTGAACGCACTTCGATTTAACCAGAATCTAAGAAATAGAGGGTCATAAAGATAATGGCTGAAAGATACTTTGAGAAATTTCAAGCTATCATCTACGCTAACACAGCTGCACGCAACATCACACAGCGCGCAGTGGTGCTGAATGCTGTCTACAATAGCCCCGTCTTATACTATCCGTACGACATTCAACAAGGCGAAAGACCAGACAACATAGCCGATCGCTACTACAAAGACGAGTATCAGGGGTGGATCCTGCATCTGACCAACAAGGTGGTGGATCCTTACTACGACTGGTATGTTGATGAGCAATCATTCAATGACTTTGTTATAAAGAAGTACGGCTCGCTGGCAAACGCGACCTCAAAGGTCAAGTACTTCAGAAACAACTGGTACGCGAATAGGAACACAATCTCTGTCGATACATACGAAGGTCTTGATGGAACACTCAAGAAGTTCTACGAGCCAGTGTATGCAGATCCAGAATTGTCTCTCAGACTGCTTGGATATGTAAGAAGAGCAGAGGACTGGAAGAAGACAACAAACAAGATTGTCTCCTACAACACCAACGGCACCGGCTTCATAAATGATGAGGTGGTGGATGTGTATTGTGGCGATAGTCTGCTTGGATCTGGTCAGGTCTGCGCAAGAACGTCAACCACCACGACACTGCAACACATCAGTGGTTCTGCTGCAAATGAAGTTTGCTTAGGAACATTCTCGCTTGTTGGCAGGGAAAGCAACAATACACGTACATACACAATTGTAACAACATTGGCTGACATTATTCCTGTAGCTGAGACTAACTATTGGGAGCCTGTTTACTGCTACGACTATGAGAACGAGATCAACGAGCGTAACAAGTCAATTCAGGTTCTCAAGGCAGAGTACACGGGTCAGATCTCCAAGGAACTCAAAACACTATTGAGGCAAAATGCCAGATAACTTATCAATTGGTGATGCGCTAGTAGAGACACTGATAGTATTCTCAGAGCGAGGTAGCCTTAACCTAACAACATCATTTGTATCAGCATCAATCTATGAGAGTGTTTTCACTCCAGGTGTTGTCTGTGACATTACTGTTCTAGACACACAGGACACCATAGGTAACCTGAAACTACTTGGTGACGAGCTTGTATCGTTTCAGTTTAAGAGTCCTAACCTAAGAGCCGCCAACTTCATCTTTGCACTGTATGAGATTAGCGATCAGCAGCAGCTAGCAAGTCAGCGCGCAAAGACATATGTCATTAGATGTGTGTCTGAAGAAGCAATGTTTGCCAAGACAAATATTGTGCAGAAGAGCTACAATGATCTGTGCTCCAACATGGTGCAGGACATTTGTGAGACCTATCTGTCAACAAAGAAGCGTGTAGTTGTCGAGCCAACACGTGGCAATCAAAACATATTGGTACCTGGCAAGAATCCATTTGAAGCTATCAAGATGATCAGAGGGCGCTCTGTATCTGCCGAGGACAATCGCTCGTCATCCTATGTGTTCTTTGAAGCAAGAGAGGATGAGGAACAGCTACTGAGGTTCTGCACGTTAGAGAGTAGATTTGCTACGGAGCCAGTAAAGTCATTCAGGCAGTCGGGTGCTATCAACATCAATGCTCTCAGCAACGAGCAGGACAACAATATCCTTTCATTCAAGATCCCGCAGCAGATTTCTTCCATTGACAGAATTGCATTTGGTGGCCCAAGAAGAATCACGACATTCAATTGGACTACGTGGCAGTTTGAATCAAAAGACATTGTGACGTCAGACACTAACTACAAGGACGGTGGATCTGGTACAGACGTGTCTGCCTCATTCCAGAACCGCTACTACAATGCTAGAATCCCACCACAGGCACTGATTCCTGTCGACATCTCGAGCCGCCCACTTACATTCATCCCAGAGTCATCTGCAGACTACCAGGCATACATTGCACAGCTGATGCAGAACACTCTAAAGATCAGAGTGCCTGGTGATACACAGCTAACTGCCGGTGTTACTATTGACTGCACACTACCTAGCAGATCTGGCAATACAACAGAAATGAAAGAAGACCCGCTAATGTCGGGCAAGTTCCTTATCTCCAGAATCCATCACAGGATTGGATTGGTTCAGGAAAGACCTAGATATACTTGCGTCATAGAAGCGTTGAAGGGTAGATTTGAAGAGGGTATTCAATGACGGAAAGAAACTTTGGGCGCTCTATTGCAACGTTTGTCGCAGAAGTAGCTGACGTTAACGACCCAAACCAATCAGGACGCGTGCGTGTACGTGTACTTGGCCGCCACGATGATAGAGTAAACATTCCGGACTCTGCACTACCATGGGCGCAAGTAATTCAGCCCGTGACTTCTGCTGCTAACGGCAGAATGGGCACGGCGCCTGTTGGCTTGACTGTAGGATCAAGAGTCGTAGGTATATTTTTGGATGCTGATGAGCAGCTGCCAC